CAGTATGTTATGATGAGTTTATGTTAATTAGTGGCGTTATGAGTTTCTAACAGTGAATTTGACAGTATTTGCGCCCTTGTGTGTTAGCGTGGCGGTGCGCGTTGCCCGTATATAAAAAAGATAGAGACCCTAACCTACAGATGTGACAAATCGAGATCTATATAAAAAAACCACCAAAATTTTTCCAGACCATATAACCTTTCATATATAAAAAAATCGCCCATAAAAAATGCAGGACGAGACCCTTTACCATATTTACGCGAAAGACGTTTGTTTATATCCGTGTTTAAAAGAAGAAGATTTCACAGTTAAATGGGCAGAACTCAATGCAATGGTTGGGTTAATGCATACAGATTATGAGGTAGAAGATTTATCATTTGAGAAGCTGCCAGCAAAATTGAGTGGCGGCAGTGGAGGTTCTTGGGATGATAACTTAGAACCATCTTATTAACCGAACACTGATATTATTCATTGACACTATACATATATCAGTGTATAATTGAATTGAAGGTATTAAGAAACTATGGCAAAAGGATTTACTGTTAAAGCCAATGCTCCTAAAAAGAAAGCACCGGAATGGGACATTGATGCAATTAAAGCACGAATGAAAGGAAAGACAATTGTATTTTGTCTTCCAGGACGTGGATGTTCTTACATTTTTCTGAAGAATTTTGTGCAGTTATGCTTTGATATGGTTCAGAACGGTATGTCTATTCAGATATCCCAGGACTATTCATCAATGGTTAACTTTGCACGCTGTAAGTGTTTAGGTGCTAATGTTCTCAGAGGACCTGATCAAATACCTTGGGATGGAAAACTCAAGTATGATTATCAACTATGGATTGATTCAGATATTGTCTTTGATTCTCAGAAATTCTGGCAATTATGTGATGTAGCATATCCTGCAGAAGCAATCAAAGAAGATGGAACTGAAGATGAGGAACTACTAAAGAATCGTGCAATTTCTGCCGGTTGGTATGCTACAGAAGATGGAAGCACTACCTCTGTTGCTCATTGGTTAGATGAAGAAGACTTCCGTAAGAATGGCGGGGTTATGAATCATGAAACTGTCGAAAGTATCTCGAAACGTAAGAAACCTTTTACAGTAGACTATACTGGTTTTGGTTGGTTACTTGTTAAGAAGGGTGTATTTGAGGAACTCGAATATCCTTGGTTTGCTCCGAAGATGCAAGTCTTTGAATCTGGTAATGTTCAAGACATGTGCGGTGAAGACGTATCATTCTGTTTAGATGCCAAAGAACTAGATTATGAAATCTGGTGCGATCCTAGAATTCGCGTTGGTCACGAAAAAACTCGCATTATTTAAAATGGGACTATTTGGAAGTAAACCTAAGACCACTTTTGGTATGAAAACAGATGAGCAACTTTGGTATGAAATATCAGAGAACCTCACCGAACTCTCTCGAAGAGATATGGTTGATTACCGGGTCCGTGCGACTCGTGACTCGGTAAAAGAAAAATTGCAAAAACTTAATTTATTATGATTTACTCATTTGGCGCAGTTATTGTTATTGCCTTTATTGTTTTTATTTACTTCATGTATAGGTATAATCCTCACTAATGACTATATTATACAATATTAAATACAAAACTAACATTTTACATAGTAAACTTACTGCTGAAGAGGCAGCAGATAAATTACAGGACTATGCAGATAAGTTTTTTGAACAAGAAAACGACCCCAATGCATGGCCATTTGACCCAAAAGACCTAAATTTGGAGGAAATTATTAATGCCGGTTAAAACTAAACAAGGAGCATGGGGATCTGCTCAATATGTAGAGACAATCCCAAAGAAAACTCGTCAAGGAAATGGAAAACATACCAAATATGCCGCAAGTTCTCGAAATAATGCTAAAAAAAGACCAAGAGGTCAAGGATAATAATTAAAAGGGCGAAATCATCGCTCTTTTTTTATGTGTAAATAGAAAATATCGGTAAAATAAGGCAATGAACGACTTTTTAGACAATCTGGCCAACGATCAGCACCAAAAAATGCTCCGTGAAATCGCAAATGATGCTGCAACACCTAAAAAAAGCGATAGAAAAGTCCAAAATGACCTTTATGAGAAGGCAAATGATGCCGATTTCTATGAAGGATTGGACTATGACGACGATATGATACCCACTGCAGAGTTTTAGTTATAAATCCTTAATAAATAAACAATAATTGCTGTATTTAAGTGCCGTTAGAACGAATTAGTCGTGGATTTAAAGATATTAGTATGACTTTTCAGGCTAATCCCCTGAATTTCGATCTCATTGGGCTTAAAAATGAGAATGCAATTGCTCGTTCCATAAGAAATATAGTATTTACCCTTCCTGGAGAAAAATTCTTCAACCAAAACTTTGGATCTAGGATTTCTGCCGCTCTTTTTGAAAATATAGATGAAATATCAGCAAATTTAATCCTTAATGAAATTACACAATCTATTATACGTTATGAACCTAGAGTTGAATTGATCGATGTATTAGTAGATCCTGATTTTGATAATAATTCTTTTGATACGAGGATACAATATCTCATTATAGGCTCAGATAGTCCACCACAAGAACTACAATTCGCGTTGCAATCAACTAGATAAAATGCCACTAGTAAATTTTTCTAATCTTGATTTTAATCAGGTTAAAACATCACTTAAAGATTATATAAAGGCAAATTCTACCTTTACTGATTACGATTTTGAAGGATCTAATCTTTCATCAATAATTGACCTGTTAGCATATAATACTTACATTACTTCATATAATGCCAATATGGTATCTAATGAAGTTTTTATTGATAGTGCTACTTTAAGAGAAAATGTAGTCTCTTTAGCAAGAAATATTGGATATTTACCAAGATCTAGAAAGGCAGCATCTGCTACAATTAGTTTTTTCATAGATTGCACAGATATTACTCCAACTCCAGCATCAATAACACTTAAAAAAGGTCCAGTAGCAGCAACATCCGGATCTTTTGGCAATCAATCGTTTATTTTTTCAATTGTAAGTGATATTACAGTTCCTGTATTGAATGGAATTGCTAATTTTAATGAAATTAGCGTTTATCAAGGATCACTTTTAACATCTAATTTCACTTATAGTGTTAGAACTCCAAATCAGAAGTTTATTTTACCAAATACTGGGATTGATACTGGTTTACTTAAAGTAAATGTAAAAGGAAACCAACAATCCACTACACAAGTTAATTATAGTGTTCAAGACAGTCTTTTTAGTATTGATTCTGAATCGAAAGTCTATTATTTACAAGAAATTGAAGATGAAAGATATCAATTGATATTTGGTGATGGAATTTTTGGAAAAGCACTTGAAGAAGGTAATTATATTACTGCAGATTATATTGTAACAAATGGTGATAGTGCAAATGGTATAAATCAGTTCGAATTTGCAGGAAGTTTGTCATATAGTCGAAATGGTCTTAGTTATAGTGTAACATCTGGTATTTCTTTATTAACAACGGACATATCTGCAAAAGGTGGAGAGACTATTGAGTCTGTAGATTCAATTAAGAAGTTTGCACCTCGAATTTATGCATCTCAAAACCGTGCATTGACTGCAAATGACTATGAAACACTAATTCCAGCAAAAATTTACCCTGAAACAGAGTCAATTTCGGTTTTTGGGGGTGAAGAATTGATTCCACCTCAATACGGGAAGGTTTTTATTAGTATTAAACCAAAAACGGGCGATTTTCTTCCTAATTTGATTAAAGAAAACATTAGAATGAAGTTGAAGAAGTATGCAGTTGCTGGAATTGTCCCAGAAATTCTTGATTTGAAATATTTGTATATTGAAGTAGATTCTAAGATTTATTATAATAGTAACCTTGCACCAACTGCAGCATCTGTTTCAAGTGTAGTTTCGACAAATGCTAATAAGTATGCTGAATCTTCTGAAATGAATAAGTATGGTGCAAGATTCAAATATAGTAAATTTTTGAATATTATTGATCAAAGTAATGAAGCTATAACATCAAACATTACAACTATTCAAATGAGAAGAGATTTAAGAGCAGTCTTAAATACTTTTGCTGAATATTCTATTGGATTTGGAAATAAATTCCATATTAGAAGTATGAATGGTTATAATATTAAATCCTCTGCTTTTAAAATAGCAGGAATGAATAGTGATGTTTATATTTCTGATATTCCCAATACAAATAGAGTTGATGGATCTCTTTTCCTCTTCACTCTTCCTACTCCATCTTCAACTGATCCTACGATTGTTAGAAGAAATGTTGGAGTTATTAATTATGAAAACGGAATTATAACTCTTAATCCTATTAATGTTTTGTCTGGAAAGGTGAAAGATGGGCAATCAATTATTGAATTGTCAGCATGTCCTTCTTCTAATGATGTTATTGGATTACAGGATTTGTATTTACAACTAGATATAAGTACAAGTAATTTCGAAACAGTGGTAGATGAGATTTCTTCTGGACTAGATCCAGCAGCATCAGATTATGTTGTAACCTCTAGTTATGCAAACGGGAACCTAGTAAGATCTTAAGATGGCAGAAAAGAGAATCCAGTTTAGCAACATTGTTCAGAATCAGCTTCCTGCTTACACGAAGACTGAGTTTCCTTTAGTTTCTGAATTTTTAAAACAGTATTACCTTGGTCAAGAATATCAAGGTGGTCCTATTGATCTGATTCAAAATATTGATCAATATGTAAAAATTAATGAATTAACTAATCTTTCTGAATCAGTTGGATTGTCTACATCTATTGATGCTTTTACTGATGTTGTCCCTGTTGATATGGTGGCAAATCCATCAGGAACGGATGGATTCCCTGCTTCTTATGGACTACTAAAAATTGATAATGAAATTATTACTTATACTGGCACAGCAACTACTTGTTTTACTGGTTGTGTGCGTGGATTTTGCGGTATAACGTCTTATAAAAGTTCAAACAGTCCAGATGTACTAGAGTTTAATTCAACCACCTCTGAGGAGCATACATCGGGGTCTGAGATAAAGAATTTAAGTTGTTTGTTCCTTAAAGAATTTCTACTTAAAACAAAACATCAACTTTTACCTGGATTAGAGAATAGGTCCTTACATAAAGATTTAGATCAAGATCTTTTTATCAAACAAGCAAAGGATTTTTATTTAAGTAAAGGTACTGATAAATCTTTTGAGATTTTATTTAAAGCATTATATAATGAAGATGTAAGAATTGTAAAACCAAGAGATTTCCTCTTTACACCTTCAAATGCCAATTATAAGATTACAAAAGATTTTGTAGTTGAATCAATTAAAGGTGAAGGAAATCCCGTAAATCTTGAACAATCTACTTTATATCAAGATCCGTATGTTTATGGTAATTATACTAAAGCATATGCTCCTATAACTTCAGTAGAACCAATTACTACTGGAATAGGACAAACTTTCTATAAATTGAGTATAGATGCAGGATATGATAGAGATGCTAGAGTTGATGGATCGATATACGGTGAATTTAAGACCCATTCAAAAACTAGAGTAATTGGACAAGTATCAGTAGGTAATACTTATATTGATGTAGATTCAACAGTTGGTTTTCCAACAAGTGGTGAATTATATGCACCTTATAAAGATGGGACAGTTGGAGTTGTTTCTTATACTTCTAAAAATTTAACACAATTCTTTAATTGTTCAAATGTAAATGGAATAATTGAAGACGCATCTAATATTGGAATTAATACTTATGTTTATGGATCTTCTTTTGTAGATAGTACAAAAACTATTAAAGTAAGGATTAATTCAGTACTAGAAGATTTTGATTATCCTGATGATACTTTGAATTATAGTAAGGATGATACTGCCAAAATTAAGACTTTAGGTGTTGGAAGTAAGAGTTTTAAAGGAAAAGATTGGTTTTATAATATTTCTCCCATTTATAAAGTTAAAGAGGTAACTTTAATTGATAGTGCAGATTATACTTATCAAATTAATTTAAATGTACCTCATTGTTTTCACGTAGGAGATCGTGCATCAGTTTTATTAGGAGGACTAGCAAGACAAACTTCTACTGTTATTAAAATTGTTTCTGCTACAGCTATTGAAATCAAAGGACAAGGAGAACTTACAGTAGAGAAGCCTAATACTTATCAATTGAAAAGATTGCTTTTAAAAGCAGAATCTAATGAATTTCCTAGTTCGACGATTTATTCTACTAATGTACAGAATGTTTATAATAAAGGAGAAGATTATCTAGTTGCATCTGCTTCTATTCCATCATACAATTCTCAACCATTGGATGTTTATGATAGAACCGTTATATTCTCAGGAACATTTATTGGAAGTGAATTTTTGATAAATCCATTAACTGAAGATCATGGATTCTATACAGGAGATGCAGTTTACTATTCACCAGAAAGACTTAGCGAACAATATTTTGATATTTTTGGAAACAAACAAACTAGAATAGTTGATGGAGCATCATTAACTACTGAAGGATTATATTTTGTATACAGAGTAAATAATTCTAAAATTAAACTCGCAACAAGTAGAACAAATATTTCTAATGGTACTTTTGTTACTCTTGAAAATAATACAACAGTATCAAATAGTAGAATAGAACCATATGATTTTAGATTTAAGACTTTACAATCACAGAATATTTTAAGGGAAGTTGCTCTTCCTAAAAATGATAATGAAAAACCTGTTGAAACTGAACCTGGATTTACTGGAATTCTAGTAAATGGTGTTCAAGTATTAAATTATAAAGCAGGAGATGTTATTAAATATGGACAAATTAATACTATTGAAGTTAGTGCTCCTGGTGCTAATTATGATGTAATTAATCCACCTCTTTTGCATATTAAAGATAATGTGGGAACTTCAGCTACAGGATATGCTGCCATTGAAGGATCTGTAGTTGACCTTAGACTTCTTGATACTGGATTTGATTATGAAGAAACTCCTACTATAACTGTTAATGGTGGAAATGGTACGGGAGCAATTGTTGATGTAAATATGAAGCAAATTGATTACTCTGTTGATTTCTTTGCAGATGCTTTCCATCATGAAGGTCAAACTGCTGCTTGGGTTAATCTTGATGATAATATTATTGGATTTAATACTTATCATAAATTGAGAAATGCCGAGAGAGTAATTTATCAAACCAATGGACAAATTCCGATTGGAGGAATTACTACTAATGCAACCTATCATATTTCTAGTGTTACTAATTCTCAAGTAAAACTTCATCCCACAGAAGGAGATGCAATTGCGGGAATTAATACTATTTCATTAACTTCTCATGGAGAAGGAAAGCAATCTTTAAAAGCAATTGCTAAAAAGTTTGTAGTAGGAAGTCTTACAGTATTAGATGGTGGATCTGGTTATGCGAATAAAAAGAGAAGTACTCCTACTGAAGCTGGAAGTGGAATTAATACATCTTTTGATACTGTTAGTATTCCGAACCATGATTATAATTCTGGAGAAATAGTTAAATATACTGCTGAAGGAAGCGCTCTAGGTGGACTTACTGATGGATCAGAATATTATGTAACTAAAATCAATAATTCTGAATTTAAATTATCTACTGTTGGATTTAGTACAGATAAAGATTTTTATTATAGAACAAAACAGTATATTGATTTCACATCTGTTGGTGTAGGAACTCATACTTTCAATTATCCTGATATTAGTTTAACTATAACAGGAAAAGTTGGTATATCTTCTATAGGAACTAATACATTTGAATGTCAAGTTCAACCAATTGTTAGAGGTTCTGTAACTTCAGTTCATGTATCTAATAATGGTGTTGGGTATGGATCATCTGAAATTATTAATTTTGATAGACAACCTAATATTACTTTACTTGGCGGTAAGGATGCACAATTACAACCAGTTATTAATAATGGAAAAATTACGGAGGTATTAGTTCAGAATAATGGTTTATATTATAATTCTCCTCCTGATTTAGTAATTACTGGCGATGGTGTTGGTGCGGTAATTACTCCAGTATTATATAACAATACAATATCATCTGTTACAGTAATAGAATCTGGTGGTGGATATACAGCAGATAATACTAGTATTAGTGTTTCTGTTCCTGGTGATGGTGTAGAATTCAGAGCAGATATTCAAAATTGGAGATTAAATTTATTCCAACGACATCTTGAGAATTTCTCTACTGATGATGGATTTATTGCAGATCAATTTAATATTGATAGGGGTCTTCAATATTCTCACATGTATGCTCCTCGGAAACTCAGAGAAGCAATGTTTGGTCGTGATCAAACTGGAAAAATTTTATATGGTAAAAGTGATTTACAACGAGTTAATAGTTTAGAAGTTGCATCTAGTGATCATTCTCCTATAATTGGTTGGGCATATGATGGTAATCCAATTTATGGACCTTTTGGATATTCTACTTTAACTGGTGGTGTAGTATCACAGATGAAGTCTGGATATAGTGTTCAATTAAAATCCAGCAGACCACCTGCTAATCAATTCCCGGTAGGATTCTTTATTGAGGATTATACGTTTACTAAAGTAAGTGATCCAACAATTCTTGATGAAAATAATGGAAGATTCTGCATTACTCCAGAATTTCCAAATGGAACTTATGCATATTTTGCTACAATTGAAGAAGGTAATGCAGATTCTGCTGGTGCATTTGCTGGATATAAGAGACCTAAATTCCCATTCTTGATTGGTAATAATTTTAAGTCTACACCAAATAAATTTAATTTTAGTTCTTATTCAAATCAAGATCAAATTAAATTAGAAAATACTAATTGGTCTAGAATTACGGAATTATATAATTTGATTGAAGGTAATTTAGAATATCCATATGTTTATATTCCTAACGATTTAAAACAAACTCTTGAAATTAAAACCGGAATTCCTGGTAAAATTGATAAAATAGGTATTACAACTGGCGGACAACTTTATCAGGTGGGAGATAAGTTAGTATTTAATAATACTGGCACTCAAGGAAATAGAGCTTCTGCTAAAGTTGCTTTAGTTGAAGGTAAAGGATTAACAAATATAAGTGTTGCTAGCAGTACTGTAAGTAGTGTTGAAGTTTATCCTTCAAATACAAAAAATGAATATCTTATTTGGTCCACTAAACCTCATCAATTTGCGAAGAATGATTTAGTTACAATTACTGGATTATCTACAACTTCTTCTAAAATAGGTGGTACTTATAAAGCAGGAATTGCAACAGATACTTTTTCGTTAGTTGGACTAGGGACTAGTTCTACTGGTATTGGAACAGAAGGAGCAACTGGAATAGTTACTTATTTTAATATTCGTGGAAACTTAACTTATCCTCATATTAGAGAAAATGATATTCTTGAGATAGATTCGGAGAAAATTAAAGTTCTAAATGTTGAACCAGAATTTTCAAGAATTAGAGCTCTTAGGGCAGTTGAAGGTACAACGGGAGCAGCTCATACTGCCACTACAATTCTTTATGAAGATCCTAGAAAATTAACTTTAGATGTTGGATTTAAGACGACGTTTAGTGCAAAACTTAATAAGCAGATTTATTTTATTCCAAATGAATCTGTTGCATTAGGAACTGCTTCTGGTGTTGGTATTGGTACAACTATTCAATTTTATTCCAAACCTGATTATCCCAATGTAGGGGTAGGATATTCGCAAGTATTCATTCCAACTAAATCAATCTGGATTGAAAATCATGGTTTACAAACTAATGATAAATTAACATATTCTCCTAATAGAGGATCAGGTCTGGATGTTCAAAATAGTGGTGGTGGTATATCAACATTAACTGATGGACAAACTTTATATGCGTATAAAGTTAGTGATAATTTAATCGGTATTGCAACAGTTAGAGTTGGACTTAATAGTACCGGTAGTGCAGTAATTGGTATTGGATCAACATTTACAAGTTCTTCAACTTTATTATTCTCTGGTATTGGAACAGGAACTTGGCATAGTTTCCAAACCAATTATGAGTCAATTACTGGAGAAATTAATAGAAATCTTATAACAGTATCAACAGGAAGTAGTCATGGGTTAAAAACGGATGATGTGGTTGATATTAATGTAAGTCCTGGAAATATTTCTACAACTGTTACTGTTAAGTATAATGATTATAATAGAAGACTTGTAATTGATCCAAAAGATTTTGTTGCTGGAGGAGTAAATACTACAACAAATTCTATTACATTAGCGAATCATGGATTAGTAACAGGACAAAAAATTATCCATACTGCATCTCTTCCTTGTGAAGGTCTTTCAAATAATGGTTTATATTATGTGGTTAGAATTGATAATAATACAATAAAATTATCTAACAATTCTTATAACTCTGAATTATTAAAGCCAGTTATTATTGGAATTACCAGCGCTTCTGCAGGAACAATTAATCCTGTAAATCCTCCTGTACAAGTTTATAAGAATCAATCTGTTATATTTGATCTTTCAGATTCTTCTCTAGGATATGTAAATCAAGGAACAAATTATGCTGCATTTGAATTTGATTTATTTGTAGATAAAAATACTCTTAAAGTATGGAATACTGATAAAGTTACTAATGTCTTTAATGTTGTAAAATCTGGTACTCCTGGTGTAGATGCAGATGCTAAACTTACTTTAAGTGTGACTAAAGATGTACCCACAACTTTATTCTATAACCTCACTCCTTTATTTGAAAGTAGTCTTCCTCCAGATAAAGAACAGATTGTTAGAGACACTGGTGTTATTTCAGGAAATGAACTTCAAATTAAAGAAAGTCATTATAATGGAAAGCATGTTATTTCTGTAGGTGCTACTAATTCATTTACTTATACTTTAGGAAAAATACCTGAAAAATCATCTTACATATCATCTACATCTGTTTTAAGTTATGAAACAGATTCACCAACTGCATATGGTGCTGTATCAAGTGTTGAAATATTTGATGGTGGAGAAAACTATTATTCTCTTCCAGGAATTACTACTATTACTTCTGGTTCCGGTAAAGATGCTCTTGTCGAAGCTTCTAGTAAGACAATAGGAAGAATTAAGAAAACAAAGATTAAAGATATTGGATTTAATTTCCCTTCAGATAATACACTTAGACCAAGTGTTGGATTACCTCAGATAATATCAATAAATCGTCTTGCTACTCTTAAGTCTGTTGGTATAACATCAGTTGGAAGGGGTTATACTGTAGCACCTAAAGTTATAGTTTTTGATGGAATAACCAGAGAAAGGGATTATGATGCTGATTTAGATTATACTTTGGGTGATCCAAATATAACTATTCTTAAGAATACTAAGGGGATTAATAATGTTCCTCCAATTTTAATTCCTACAGATAATACAAATGGAGTTGGAATTCATACAGTTGGATTTAATACTGTTACTAAAGATGTAACTATTACCTTAGCAACCGGATTTAGTACTACTGGTACTTTCCCATTCACGGTTGGAGATAAAATATTAGTTGAAAATGTTGGTGTTCTTGGTGTAGGAACTACAGCACGAGGATATAATTCACCAGAATATGATTATAAACTTTTTGAATTAAATCATGTTGAACCAAATATAGGTGGAATTGGATCTATTACTTATCCTTTATATGATTATTTCTCTGATAAAGATCCTGATTTAACTCCTGGTATTTTTGATCCAGATAATTCTATAGGAAGGGTTATACCAGAAAAATATTTCCCAATATTTAATACTCAATTAGAAACAATAGAATATTTGGATGGAGAAGTTGTTACGTCAGATTCTGCAACCGGTACTGTTGAAAAGTGGGATAAAAAACTTGGAATATTAAAAATTTCTAGTGGTGATGATTTTGTAGTTGGTGAAATTATTAAAGGAGAATCTTCTGAGTCATATGGAATTGCTTCTTCTATAACCACATATAAATCTAACTTTAAATTAGGTCCATATTCTAAAGTAGAAAAAGGATGGGAGACTGATTCAGGTGTTCTTAACTATAATCTACAAAGAATACAGGATAGTTGGTATTATCAGAACTTCTCATATTCATTGAGATCTAAAATTGCATATGAAACTTGGGATGATGTTGTAAGTGCTTTAAATCATACTCTTGGTCATGTAAAATTCTCTGATATGCAAGTAGATTCGTTGAATGAAAATTCAATGACTGTTGGTTTATCGACTGATGTAACTTCATATGAGGTTGTAGCAGATTTATATGGTATTGGTAATCTAAATTGTGTACATGATTTTGATTTAGTAAAAGAAAATTCTTTAAATGTGCAATCAAGAGTATTATCTGATGAAATAATATTCTCTAGTAGAATTTTAATGGATTATGATGAATCTCTTGGTAATAGAGTTCTTTCGATAGATGATATTAGTGGTGAATTTAATAGTAATCCTAGACCAACTGCATATAGTATAGCTGCTGAATTTGATTTATCTGATGTAAGAGCAATAAAATATTTTACCCTTGTTAAGGATAGAAGGTATATTGGGCAAAGACAATTACAAGTTATTGATTTAATCCATAATAATACTTTAGGTTATATTAACCAATATGGACGGGTAGAAAATGTTTATGATATGGGTTCATTTGATTTCTCTATTCTTGGAAGTACTGGAAGATTGCTGTGGTATCCAAGATATTATAAAGTAAATGATTATGATATTGTATCTCTTTCTTATAGTCTAAATGATAATTTATTAAGTGTAGGAAGCACTTCCTTTGGAATATCATTAGTTGATTCTGATAGTGTAAGTGTTGCTACTGCAACTACAACAGGAACTAATATTGTAAGTTTTGGAACTACTTATCGTTCTGCTAAAGTATTGCTTTCTATTTGTGGAGATAATTCGAAAATAACAGGTGGTGAGTATGAATTTGATGAATTAAATATTATTCATGACGGAACTACTGTTGATGTAGCAGAATATGGTAATTTAATTACTGATATTGATGATCCACTTGCAACAGCAGGATTTGGAACTTATTCTGCTTATATTGATGGGTCTACTGTTAAATTGGATTGGTTCCCTGATTCATCAAGAGCAGGAATTGGAACAACTGCTATTGTTAATACACTGAATGTTGCATTGTCAGCAGCTACTGGTTCCACAGGCACAATTGATCTTAAACATGCAAGATTAAAGTCAACATCAACTAGTATTGCATCCACAACTTCTCCAACAGCAAATGTTATTGGAGAATATATTACCCAAACTTCTTCTACAGTAGATGGGTATGATGCTGCTTACTTTATGTCTCAAATTACAACTGGAGTTAATACTGCATATTCATTCTCTGAACTTCTTGTAATGGATGATTATCGTTATGATACTGATACTGGAGATAGTTACGATACTGGTGCTTATGGTTATGTTGGTGCTTCTGGAATAGGAACATTTGGGACTAAATTGGTTTCTGATTCTACTGCGGGAGTTGCAACTGTTCAATTGCTGTATACTCCTCCTGCGAGTGTAGCAATTGAAGCTCAAGTTTATATGAATGCAATAAAAATTACTGATGATGATAAAGATAATATTTCACTCACTAATTCCTCTGTAATGACTGAATATGGTCTTTATGAAGGGACTGAGAAATCTCTTAAGAGACAATTTGAATTAAAGCATAAAAATGAAAGATTATTTGAAAGAAGTTTTGAAGGAAATAATTCTGACATTGTAAGTGTTTCTGATAATACAATTAAGATTCCAAATCATTTCTTTGTAACAGGAGAAAAAATTAGTTATATACATGATGGAGCAGGAACGGTTGGTGCAATTGGAATTGCTGAAACTAATGGATTTGTTGGAGTAGGAACCACAACTCTTCTTCCTGCAGATGCATTCGTTATTAAAATTAATGATGATAAGATCAAATTAGCTGAAACTGCTGCCAAATCTTTACAGACTATTCCTACAGCAGTAGATATTACCAGTGTTGGTATTGGTACTTCTCATAGGTTTGTTTCTACAAATCCAAATGCAAAAGTTATCGTAAGTTTGGACAACATTATTCAGTCTCCAGTTGTTTCAACTGCAGTAACGGCTCTTCTTACTAAGCAAATATATTCTACAGATGATTTGGTTTACTTTAGTGGAATTACTTCCTTTAAAGGTGCGGATTTAGTTAAGATTAATAATGAAATTATGAAGATTGAATCTGTTGGTGTTGGTAGTACTAATAGATTTAGAGTTGCTAGAGAATGGTTGGGAACAAGTCTTGCTGGACATTCTACCGGAGCATTAGTGACCAAGGTTACTGGTAATTATAATATTATTGAAAATGTTCTTAATTTTGTAGAAGCTCCTTATGGGAATGTTCCATTAAGTAGTACTACAAATCCACCAGATTCTAGAGATTGGGTAGGAATTGCTACAGGATCTCTTTTCCAGGGAAGAATGTTTATGCGCTCTGGAATTAAGGATACTTCTAATGAAACATATTATCAAAACTATATTTTTGATGATATCTCTTCAGAGTTTAATGGAGAAACTAAAGATTTTGATTTAACAGGTAGTAATCATATTTCGTCTGCTGGTTCTAATATAACCGGGATAGCAACAGAAAATGCTGTAATTCTTGTTAATGATGTTTTCCAAGGACCAGTTCTTAATTATACTTTAAATGAGAATGCAGGAATTACGAGTATACAATTTACTGGAACTGCATCATCAGTATCTACTGATATTAACCTATCCACTGTTCCTGTTGGTGGTGTAATTGTTTCAGTAGGTTCAACTGAAGGTCATGGTTATCAACCATTAGTAGCAGCAGGAGGAACAGCAGTTGTTTCTACAGCAGGAACTATTGCTTCAATTAGTATTGGATATAGTGGATCTGGATATAGATCTGGTATTGGTCAAACAGTTAATGTTGGTGTTGGAACCACTAGTTTAACGACTCCTAATACCCAATGGGTTGGAACTGCTACAATTGGATCTAATGGTACTTTAACTGGTGTAGCAATTACAATTTCTAAGGGTGGATATAGTCAAACCGTTCCACCGTTTGTTGTTATTGATTCTCCACTTTCATATACTAATATTCCTTTAGAATATTCTTCTGCTTCAGCAGGCGTTGGAACTAATGCAAGTGTTGATATTGTAGTTGGTCAAGGATCGAGTATTATTGATTTTTCTATTAATTGTACTGGAAGTGGTTATCGTGAAAATGAAATTCTAACAATTCCTTATGGTGGGACAACTGGTATTCCGACTGATACTAGTACTTATTATAATGAATTCCAACTTACAGTCCAAACACAATTTAGTGATAAATTTACTGGATGGTCTGTTGGTACTTTAGAAAAATTAGATGATTGGGATAGTCTGTTTGATGGTTCAACAGTTGGATTCCAGTTAAGAAGATCAGGAGAGTTAATTTCTATTAGATCTGGTAAAGGATCGAAAATTGATGTTCAAGATGTTATTCTTGTTTTCCTTAATGATATTCTTCAAGTTCCTGGTAAGGGATATACCTTTACTGGAGGCAGTCAAGTTAACTTTACAGAAGCACCTAAAGTTGGTGATACATCCAAAGTTATCTTCTATAAAGGAAGTGGTTCTGTTGATGTTGTAAGTAGAGAAATTATTGAAACTGTTAAGAAGGGTGATGATTTAACAATAGAAAATGGTTCTCAACCTTACTATCTTAAAGAAACCGTTAGGGGAGTTAGTACTGTAACTTCTACGGATATAGTACAAACTGTACCATATTTTGGTCCAGGAAATACTCAAGATGAGGATCTTTTAAGACCTGTTGTTTGGTGTAGACAAACTGAAGATAAAATTATAGGTGAAGAATTAGTAGGAAAAGATAGAGAATTATATGAAGCAGGTGTTACTCCCTATGCATATCTTATTAAGAGTGTTGGAATAGGGTCTACTACACTTTACGTTGATAGTGTAAGACCATTCTTTGATCCTCAAAATGAAAATGAAAGTGCTACTTATCGTGCTACTGTCCAAGATAATATAACTATTATTTCTCAGGAAACTAAAGTAGGTGCGATTGGAACGTGTCTTGTAACTACTAGTGGCATAGTTACCTCAGTAGATATTACTAATGGTGGAGGTGGATATCTTTCTGCACCAACCATAACTTTTGGACAAGTTGGTTTGGGATCTACTGCAGTAGGAACTACATTTATTAATCCTGTAGGAGTTGTTACTGGAGTTCAAGTTTCTTATAGTGGAACTGGATATTCGCAAGAATCTCCACCAACATGCCTTATTCAACCTCCAGCATTTAAGATAGAATCAGATTCTGTATCTTCTTATCATGGTGACAGTGGAATTGTTGTTGGATTTGGAACGGAAGGTGGTGCTGCAGCAATTGATAAGAGTTTGATTTTTGATATTCATATTCCATATGATTCTTACCTGAGAGATACAGCTGTAGTGGGTACTGCTGTTACTTTATGTGGTATTTCTAGTGGTGATTATTTTGTAATTAAGAATAGTTATGTTGGATTTGCTGATACTACTCTTAAATCTTTAGATATAGATGGAGACGTTATTGGCATAGGAACTGATTTTGTAGATAACATTTATCAGGTAAATACTGCTACAAATCATATAACCGATGGTGTAGTTGGTTTAGGGACTACTACTTTTAGAAGAATCACTGCAAAAATTGCAGGTATATCTACTATTACCTTTGCTTCCACTAAAGCAGGATTTAGTAGTGAAAGTCTTACTTTTGCTTCTGCAGGTCAGGGTGCAGGTTCAGGATGGAGTGGTGCATTTACAACTTCTTTCTATATTGCTGACTTTAGTTGGGGTAAAATTGATCTTGCTTCTAGATCTGAATCTAATGAATTTACTGCTTGGACTCGTGGTGCAATTGCTGGTCTTTCAACTAGTGGTATTGTTCAAAGAACTAAACCTCTTAAAGCAAAAGCATATGATGGCCAAATCATCTAAATAACTTAAAATAGTGTCTCAATAAATGGCATACGTAGGATTAAATACGGGATCCGCAGCTAACGCGGGAGATGGAAGTACTCTTCGAGCGGGTGCTAATATTGTTAATGCCAATTTTAAAGAAATTTATACTTATTTTGGAGATGGATCCACTTTAAGTTTTAGTGGTGGTAATTGGGTAGAGGTTGCTACAGGAATTAATACTCTTTCTTATGTTGGTATAGGGACTACAAACCCGACAGACCCATTAACAGTTTTAGGTGGTGCTAATATAAACGGTGTTGCAACTGCTACTAAATTTAGTGGAATTGGTAGTTTCAGTGACATGACTGTCGCTGTTGGTGCTACCTTTAATGGTAATGTAATGGTTGGTGCTGCAATTACAGCATATGCGAGTTCTGGTATTATAAGTGCGACAAAATATTATGGTGATGGATCTACTTTACTTAGCGTTCCATCTGGATTGGGAACAGCATTAAGTGATGATACTACTAGTGCATTGAATAAAATGTACTATGTGGATGCAACGTTGGGAGTTGGTGCAACGATTACTGTTGATCCTCCGGCATCTTCACAAGTTGCATATACTCAATTTCCTAATATTGAAGTTTTAGGGGACTATGATTTAATAGTTGCTGATGGTGATGACTTTATACCAGATATTCTTGGAATAGGAACTACTGGAATTGGAGGAGTTCTTTCTGGTAGTGGAGGAAGAGTTCGTGCAGATAATTATACTAGTAAAGCCGGTGCAGCACCTACATTTCCTTCTGGTGTAGTTGTTAGTGGTGTTGCAACTGTTGGGGATATATCAATAACTGGTTTTAATGCAACAGGAATTGTTACTGCTGCAGGAGGGGTTGATGCTACAATTGTTGATGCATCGAGTAATTTATATGCGGTAACTGGTGTCGTAACGACATTAACGGCTGTTAATTCTTTAACAGTTACAAATGATGCCACGGTTGGTGGTGCATTGACGATTAGTGGTAATTTGGAAGTTCAAGGAACTCAAACAATTATTAATACTTCTACTTTAGATATAGAAGATAAAACTGTAGGTATTGCATCTACAACTAATGCTACTGATACTACTGCTGATGGAGCTGGTATTGAGGTTTACGCAAGTTCTTCTACCGCAAATAATAATAAAACTTTAAAATGGGAAAAAACTTCTGCTTCTTGGCAATTTGGTCAAAAATTTAAACCAAAGGGTGTAGTTGAAACCTGTCTTACTCCTACTGCAACAGGAATACAGACATTTTTGAATAGTGCTGAGGTGATGGTTTTACAGTGCGATCTAAATTTAGCATCAACATTTACTTATACTTTACCAACTCATGGTAGTGGTAATGGTGGTAATATTGGAATTGTATCGTTTAAGAACTTCCCTGCTGACCAAGAATGTATAATGACTCCTACCATCTTATTCCAACAAGGAGGCTCCCATATGGGTGCTACTGGTTATGGTAATACTTTGGCAGTAAATGGTATTGGTGCTACTGTTACAATT